CGTTTAGCCTGATTTTTAGGGGTTTCTTCTCTACCTTTATGAGTAGGTAGGGCACTACAAATCGAACTTAAAGGACTACTAATTGTGACTAAAGAACCGACACCTGCTTCAGAAGAAGCGTTTTTACGTGTAAGTGCTGGAAGTAACCCTCAAAGCGTTGCTTCTGCGATTGCTCATGCTCTGTACTCAGGTGGGCAAGTAAAACTACGAGCCGTAGGTGCAGGAGCCGTTAATCAAGCGGTTAAAGCACTGGCGATTGCTCGAGGGTATGTCGCTCCCCGTGGATTGGACTTGACCTGTAAACCAGGTTTTACAACCATCGAGAGCCGTGATGGAGAAATTTCTGCCATCGTTTTTAGCATTGAAGCAAAGTAAAAAAGGGTATTATTAACGTAAGCAAAGGAGTTTTAAATGTCAGATTATAGAAGTATGGGACAAGGTATGCGTCGTCGTGCAGGTGCGTCAAGCAGCACAATGGGTGGCCTTGATAAAAAAGTTTCAGTTGAAATGCCTGATGCAATTAGTGACATGCTAAATGCGTCAAGTGCTCGTCTATCTGTAGGTGCAGTTCGTGGAAAGTTAATTCCTAAGAAGAGCACACAAGCAGCAGACCCAGCAAGTATGGGACCAAAAGCACGCCGTGCTCCAATGCAGACAGGTACAGAAAAACTTGGACCAGCATGCAGAATCACATCTTCATACTCTGTTACTTCTCCAGAAGCAGCATCAACCATGAGAAATGGTAGAATTGTTTCAAGCACAATGGGAACTCGAGCATCGCTCACAGATTCCATTCACGACTCAAGAGACTAACATGAGTTCGAACGCCCTTTCTGCTGCACAAGGTGGAGAGATGAAGCCATATCGTTATGCTGGCTACACTGCTCCAAAAGCATTAGGCAGCGTAAACGCAACCACACAAAGTAAGCGTACTGCGTGGACAAATGACAGCGACCCTTACGGAACCCCACAACCTTTATCAAAACAGACACAAGGGTCTTATTACAAGTGGGACGATGGCGGTTCTCCTCAAACTAACGTTGTAAAGAAGTAGGAGTGTCGCGGTAGTTTTCGTTAAATAGTTTGTATACTAATTCGTAGGCAAACTATTAACAAAGGACTACTTATGGCAGACGAGTCGCTTCTTTCAGTTCTTGATGAACTGTTGGCAAAAGCAGAAGCCCGCACAGTTCGTCCATGGACATGCAAATTTGCTAAGTGGCTAGAAACTTTAACAGCCGATGAAATATCTCGCGTTAATAAAATAATGGAATCAAACATAACTCATGCAGAACTTCATCGGTTATTGTCAAGAGTATGTGATGTTAGTCGGGACACCATCAGGACTCATAGAACAGGACGCTGTGCATGTCGAAGTTAAATCCAGAAGAGTTAGATAAGGTTCTCACGGATGCTGAACAACTAGTAGTTGAGTCCAAGATAAACGATGTCCTACAGAAAAACGGAATTAACCGCGATGAAGTTGGGAAGATTTCTCGGGTTAGTGTATCTACTTACCAGACGGTTACTAAGGGTGAAGACGGCGAACCAGTCATCAACGACCTTGAAGCGATTAAGGTTGTTCTCCATCCTTCTTGGGAAGCAGGACCACAGTGGGAAATAATTCGTCCTGCAACCCCAGTAGAAGTAAAACTACCTTGGAAACCCCAGGTTAAAAAGAAATCTGAAACAGATTTAAAGTGTGCTTTTATTTTACCTGACCCTCAAATTGGTTACCGTAAATACGAAGATGGAACGCTAGACCCCTTTCATGATGACCAAGCCATTGATGTTGCTTTACAAATCATGGCGTTTGTTCAAGAAAAATATGGCATTGATGTAGTAATTAATCTTGGAGATTTCTTAGATTTACCAGAACATTCAAAATTTATTCAGGAAGCAGCCTTTGCTGGAACAACACAACTAGCCATTAACTATGGTCACGAATTTTTAGCAAAACAAAGGGCTATTTCACCAGAAGCCCGTATTGTTTTACTTGAAGGAAACCACGATAATCGTTTGAACCTTTATGCAACTAGAAATGCTCAGGCTTCTTATGGACTAAAAAAAGCGGGGGATGTCAACGGAGACCCTGTATTAAGTGTTCAAAACCTTTTATGCTTAAAAGAATTAAACGTTGAGTTTTACGATAAGTACCCTTCTCAAGAGTCTATGGTTTGGTTAGGTAAATACTTGCGTGCCATGCATGGAAATAAAGTCCGAAGTAATGGAAACACAGCAGTTGCTTACACAAACGATACCCCACACCTATCAACTATTTTTGGTCACATTCATCGCATTGAGATGCAGTACAGAACAACGTTTGATGCAGATGGTCCGATTAGAAGCGTTTCCGTCAGCCCTGGATGTTTGTGTCGAGTTGATGGTGCTGTTCCAGGAGCAAACTCTGGAGTTGGTGGAGATGGTCGTCCAGGGAAACACTATGAGAACTGGCAACAGGGTATTGCTGTAGTTTGGTATAACGAAACTTCGGGAAGATTTTCGGTAGAGACTGTTAACATTATTGACGGAACTGCTCTATACCAAGGTCAAGAATTTCTAAGTTCTAAAACCTCTACGTAGTGCATTTCAATTTCAAATTTAGCCATATCAATATCTGAAGTTACTGAACCGCGCCACCCACATTTAGTTGGGTTACATGTGGCTTGGTAAAGGACATCGCTTACGATAGCGACCACAGCGTGGTGTTTTAACCCCATTTGATACCCCCTTTATCCTGACAAACGCTACCTTATCTTAGAACATAGAGGTATGAGTAATGCAGCCCTTAGTGACGGTCAATTTGCGGAGCACTTAAACAACCCAAACACGGGTGGAGCCTCCTTAAATTTTAAAGACCGAACAGAGGTTTCAGGCAAAGGGTTTATGACAGCCTTTTCTGGTGCTGAAAAGACATTACCACTACCTGCAAAAGAAGCAGACATAACTTCTTTTAAAGAAAAGAATAAACCCGCAGTTGAAGGTAATGCAGCAGCAGTTCACGGTGCTTGGAAATACCCAGAGGGACATTACACTCAAGATTTATCAGTTCAGGTTTCAACTCCTAGTGAATCTCAAAAAATGGGGGAAACCGAAAAACAGCAGGCTGCTTATGCATTGCCTGGAAGTCGAGTTTCTAGCAGAGGACACCACCTTAAAGAAGGTGGAGATGTTTTATTCCACACTGGTGATTTAGGTAAAAATGATTCAGACCCACGCTATCGCCCAGGTGCATTGGACATGGCAGGTGGTAAAGGAAGTTTTACTCGTAATCAATACGCAAACAAAGACTGGAAAAAAGTTGGCGGAACATTAAACGGTAAACCAGTTAATTATGAAAGTGTTTTAAGAACTATAAACGAGAACCGCACAAACCGTATGAGAGGTGAGTAATGCCTAGTAGCAATATGTCCCCAAATCAAGATTGGCAAGCACTTGGTGCAGGCGGTTTGTATGGTTATAACAATCAAGGTGGTTCTGGTGGACCCGCAGTTAGAGACAATTTAGATTTTCAAAGAATTGGTGTAGGAAGAGTTCCGTCTGCTGAGTATCCTGACGGATATTTAGGTACACTTACTACACGTCGTCGAGATGACAAACTTCTTGATTCACTCAAGAATAATGTTAACAAGAAGGCGTACCAACGAGGTGTTCACAAAGGTGAACGCATTGAGCCAAGTGGTTACTACTGGCCTACCGAGTTACAACCGACCCGTGGATTATCGCGCCAAATGAATGCGAAAATGGATAATACCAACGGAACAGTTGTATATCGTGTGGCCCGAAATAGCCCAGTGGTTGAACTGACCCCTGCCCCACATCTCGTTAATGATGGAAAAGCAAACCTACGTGCTGACCAACCTGGGCAATTAAATCCAAAGAGAGCATCTCAACTTTTAAATATGCGTCCTGCTTGGAGATAACATGGCAGAGGAATTAGCAAAGCGGGTAGTTTTTAGCCCCATCATGTCTCAACAGTTGATGCAAAAGAATGTTGACAATATTACGTCTCGTTTTAAATCAGCCACTAAAGAACAACGTGCTGAAGGTGTTGACTGGTACAAAAAAGCCAACGATATAGCCTTTGAATTAGGTAAGGGTGACGTTAAAAAGGGTGCTGGAATTTTGTCAGCATTAAGCCCTGCCATGGAGTGGAACCGTAATATCCGTGCTGCTAGGGAATTAGTAAACACGGGAGAAACAACCCACCAGTATTATCACTCAACGGTTGTAAAAGCCAAAAGAATTTTAGAGGGTGAAGACCCAGACACCTTATTTAATGAAAAAACAGGTGCAAAGACATTAAACTTTTATCACAATATTGCAAACCCTGAAGACCCTTTGCCAGTAACTATTGACCGTCATGCACACGATATTGCGGTAGGTGAAAAGGGTTCTATGACAAAAACCTTAAGCGGTCACTTAGCAGGACCTAGGTATCGCCACTTCTCTGAAGCGTATAGAAACGCTGCTCATGAATTAGGTATACCAATTGCTAATCAAGTTCAAGCGGTAACATGGGGAACTCAACCAAAAGGAAGACAGGCAAATGGCTAGAGGTAGTGGCACAGACGGTCGTTATGACCACACAAAGCCTTGGACTCAACGTCCTCCATTCATGCCTGACCAAGTTGCAAAACGCTGGCAATATAGCGGTCCTTGGTCTTCTAATGAAGAACGATTAACTTCTCAAGCATTAATGGTGATGAACGTTCCAGGTGCAGACATTCAAGCAATGGTTAGACCTAACCTTCCTCAGATTCGGTTGTTTCCAGAAAAGTATGGCTACAACAGAAAAACTTTAGGCATCGATGACATAGTTACTATCGACCGTAACTACGTTGAGCCAAGAGTTGGCTGGTACTCAGGAGGAGTAGCAGGTTACACAGGTTCTATGAGAAATAGTTTGGGGAATAACTAATGGATATGGATTCAGGCAACTTCACTGTTGAAATGCAGGCAAAACTAATTATGGACAACGCTGTTAAATACAACGGTTCTGCTGGTTGCCCACAATGTGGTGTTATTATGGACCCTGTGTCGATGATGTATAGCAAGGGTATGTGCCCACAGTGCTTCTCCCAGCATTCTGCCAAACGTCTTAAGGATAGAATGGCATGAGCAAGAAACCACGGGCAAAAACTAAAAGCGGTAAGCCTTTACTTGCATCAGGAAAAATTGCTGTTCCTACAGTAAAAAGAGGCGATGACGGAAAATTAGTTGGCACTTCTCCCGCAGAAAGAGATGCTGCTCGTAGAACAGATTTACCAACGGCTGACAGAGATACAATGGGAGTTCCTGAGCAGAAAGTTGGCTTTGTCCAAAGAGTTTCAGCAGTTCGTGGTGTTGGCACAGCAGCAAAAGGAGCAGCAGGTTCCTACCCTGTAATTAAGGGTCTAGTAGACCAAGCACGAATGCACCTAATGTATATGCAAAAAACCCACGGAACCCCAGCCTTTCATGAGCACCACGAAGCCTTTAATGAGGTCCATGCAACTATAGCCATAGGTGCTCCAGACATCCACATGTCCCTTGGAGTGGCAAAAACTGCGGTTGCCAACCCCACTCAAGACTCTCCAAAGCACTTAGCCTTGGCTCATAAAGCAATTGATGACAGACTTAGCATTTATAAGAACTCCTCAGAGAGTAATATTGAGAATAGTCAAGCAGGCTATCAAGAACGAATGAGAAAAATTCGTGCTGAAAGGAACCCCTCATGAATTGGAATGACCGTCGCAAGGCAAAAAATGCCGCAAGTTCAGAAATGAAAAAAAATCTTTCTGCTATGGCAAAAGCGGGAACTTTACGTGCAGAACCAAAGCGTAAGACTGATGACTGGTCAAGTACTGGAAAAGATGAACGTCGTGCCGTTTCTAGTGAAGCACGTCAAGTTGGTTGGGAAGCAGGAAACGACCCATACGACAGAGCAAAAAATTACAAGACTGCAGCAAAACGTGTTTCTGACAATCCTTCAAAGTATCACTTGAGTGATAAAGAACCAATCCGAGCAAATCCAAAGAAAGCGAAATAATTATGGCTGTTAACTCATCACGTTCAATGAACCAATCACTAGATGCTGGTGCAACAGATGGTAAGTATCGTAAGGCTCGTCCTGATACTGAAGTTGTTCCAGGTGCAGGGTCAGAAGAGACTCTTGCTAATCGTCAAGCACTAAACCCTTTCTTTAACTATGGTTTTGCAACTACTGAACACCCAAACAAGGTAAACCCTGGTAAGTAACCATGGCAAAAAGACCTCGTGGCATTGGTGCTAAAGCAGGTAAAGGTGGAGCCAAGCAAGTAAGAGTTGAGTTCACTGAAGAACGTAAAGAAGGTGGCGGAGCAAGACCTAACCGCAAAAAAGGTGGAAAGATTAGAAAACCAATTCCAACCGTTGGTGGTAGGAAGCGTCGCGTTAAAATAGATTAATTAACTGTAGACTTACCGTTTACTGAACAAGGAGTATTACATGGGACAAATCCCTCTATTGGGTTCTCGTAAATCTGATGACCATAACACTGGTCCAGTCATTCGTCTTTTACATTGCAAAGTGTGTAACAGTATTGAAGAACTTCCTCCCTATGTAGGTGCTCCAGAACAAGACTACCTATTAGAAATTGCGTGTGAAAAACATAAGTTCCCTTCTGGAGAAGAACATAAAGGATTGCTCTTTATCGTCCCAGTAAAGGCGTGGAGTAACACAGATGCTCGCAAAGATATGATTCGCCAAATTAAAGGTGGTGGGTCTAAGGGTCTTGACGAAATTGACGCTACTTTTTACGATACTAAGAGTCAATTTGGTGAAGATGCTATGAACTGCTGGAAAAGCAGAAATAGACCACAAGACAGTTGCCCTGATTATCAGAGCGAAAGCAAGAAACTTGTGCCTAATACAAAAAAGGAAAGAAAAGAGTTAGGATTGGACACAACGATGGCAGGACCAAAAAATTACTTGTGTCATTTTTGTCCAATCCACGCTAAGGTAGTTCAACGTAAACGACAACTGATGGGAATGTATGACTAACATGGAAAACGCTAACCTAGACCTCGATTTCTACTTTGTTGTAGGAGTCGAAAAAGACGGAAATATCCAGACTTACAAGGAGTTACCTTCAAACGTAACTACTGAACGCACAGCATCTACATTCGACATCTACAAGGTTGCAAAAGAGATTGTCTCTGACATTGAGGCTTCTTTGCTTGCAGACCGCGTAGTTGCTGGTGTTATGAATGCTATGGCACAACGTGACATGACAGTTCCAGAGCGTATTGCTCAAAACCTAAAAGAACGCGGTGTCGAGTTTGACGCAAGTAATGGTCAAGCCGTTTCATTCGAAACTGAAGAAGCAGAAATCGTAGAAAACTAACATGGTTGCCATTGAGATGTCTTGTGCTTGTGGGGCGAATCTAAGCCTCACAGGAGACAAAGAAGAGACTGAACAACTATGGCATCTCACACATAGGTTTACCAGTGCTCATACAGTTTGTGGCTATATTGATGCTCCTGCTGTAGAGAAAGAGCGACGTGTTCCTATGAAAAAACACTTCTTCAAGCCGATAATTGAGGACGATGAAGAGTAAAATAAAAGCATGAACCGCAATGATGCTTTAACGCGAGTGGTTGGCTCAGTGAATATCTCTGAGGCAACCACTTCGTATTTTTCTAACCCTGAAAAAGAGTTAGACCCTATTTTATTTCAGGGACAGACAGTAAAGCCATGGATTCGTAATAGCCTTTTAAGAATGGTGAAAGACTGCTTAGACACTGCTTATAGGTCACAAGAGTCTTGGGCAACTACTTGGTTAGCAGGTTCAGGTGTTTCTTATCAGTGGAAAGTTCAACGTTCACCTGCAGACCTTGATGTATTAATCGGCGTGGATTATTTAACGTTTAGACGCAGTAATCCTGAATACACACAGTTGTCTGATACTGAAATTAGCAAGATGTTAAACGATGACTTTCGCACCAAACTTATGCCTAACACTACTAACTGGGAAGGCTATGAAGTTACCTTCTATGTAAACCCTGGGGCTACAGACATCAGAGTTATTAAACCCTACGCTGCTTACGACTTAACACATAGTGAGTGGACTGTGCACCCTGACCCACAAGCACAACCACAGAAAAATACAGCGTGGGAAGAAGCAACTCTTCGAGATAAACAAAAAGCGGTTGAGTTAGTTTCTAGGTATTCAAGTGCAACAACAACATTAAAGGCAGCAACTAATTCTGCTTCTCGAAGAAATGCTGAGTCACAATTGATTGCTGTTTTAGAACAAGCCTCTGCTTTGTGGGATGACATTCACAGTAGTAGAAAGAAAGCCTTCTCTGATTCAGGTGAAGGATACGGAGACTTCTACAACTACCGATGGCAAGCAGGAAAAAAACTGGGCACGGTTGCTGCTTTGCGTGTAATGAAAGATTACCTAGATTCTTTTAAAGAAACCGATGAGTTAGAAACTTACGGCGTAACACTTCCAGATACTCAAACCCTCATTCGTAGAGCAGCGATGTACAGAACAGGCAGATAACTTGAACATACTCGTAGCATTAGAAGGCGTACTTAGTTCGGATAACAGCGACAACCCAAGCAGAGTTGGAGCGATGGTCTACTATGGATTTAAGCCTAATCACCGCGTTGCAATCTTTACCTCTTGGAGTAAGCCTCAAGCAGAACACTGGCTGAATGTAAACGGCTTTGTTGGCTATGACGAACTCATTGACAACACTTATGACCTACTTGGTGATGAACTGGCTCAACGCCAAATCACCGTTGCACGCTCAAGACAACAGGTAGAACTTCTAGTCACTGGTGACCCAAAGTTAGCAGCATGGGCATTTGAACAAGGGCTACCTTCTTTAGTCTTAGCCCACCCAGACACCATGCTTGTGCAGAATCGTCCTGATGCTCCCCATAAAATGCGGGCCTGGACAGATATTGAAGACGTAATTACCAAAAGAAACATCAAACGTTCTTTAGACGTTGCTAACTACAACGATGGTGCTCTTTTTAGATTCGATAACTAAGTATGAACATTATCTACGGGGGCACCGAAGTTGGCAGCAATCGAACGCTGCTCGAATCCATGGGTGTTACCCGCATGGCACTTTCTTTTTACGCCTTAAAGAAGCGTGGATTACCCCAAAAGAAGTTATGGCTAGTCTCTGAGCACTTCCTACCTACACTAGACATCTTGGTAGATTCTGGCATTGCCCAGGCTGAACGTGATAACCTCTCAATGAGAGAACTAACTTCTTTAGCAGCCGAATACCAAGATTTTGTAGCAAACAACTTGGAACGCATCAGTGGGTTTGTTGAGGCGGATTCTCAGACCCTAGGGTTGGCGTGGATTCTTCAAGAAAGGGCTTCCTTTGAGCATGACCCCAAATTGTGGGTTGTTTGGCATGACTCCTACGGGCTTCCAGTCCTACGCCAATGGGCTAAACTCTATTCAAATATAGCCATACCACACGCTACTATTGAAGCCTGTACGAGCCTTGCAGGGGTCACCAGAGGGCTGTCTAGCCAGTATGGTACGAAGTTCCACGCCCTAGGCTCAGCCAAGCCTGATAATCTTCGTCAGATACCCTTTACTACTGCTACAACCCTATCGTGGTTGTCTCCCATGAGAAATGGCGAGACCATAATTTGGGACGGAATGAAGATAGTTCGGTATCCCAAGAAGATGATGGGGCAAGCAAGAAAACGCTACTCGTCAGTAATAGCCAAGGCTAATTTAGACTATGATGCGTTCTTAAAGAACAATGGGGTGGAATCCTCTAAGGTCGCAGTCTGGTCATACCAACAGTTGGAGAAATCAATGGACAAGAAACGCCCCGACCTACACATTATTGATGGGGGAAAAGAGCCTCTGTTATCTGATAACAGTGAGACCCCTCTACTAAGCACTTTCGCGGAAACATGGGGTGACCCTTCTGATAACAGTGACCTTGAGATGCGGAAAGATTCTGCGGTAGAAGAGCCTAAAAAACTGATTGAAAGAGACCCTCAAGAGATTCAAAACCTACCTGTCTTTGGCTACAAGATGAAGACGATTGTAGACACAGATGACGAGGGAAATGACGTTCTAAAAGATGTCCCCCTAGTCCAAACTACTGGCACTTCTTTACGCCAATGCGACACTTGCTTTGTCGCCTCTAACTGCCCAGCCTTCAAACCACAGAACTCCTGTGCCTTCAACCTACCTGTTGAGATAAAGACTAAAGAACAGTTAAAAGCCCTATTAAACGTCGTTATAGAGATGCAAGGAGCACGAGTTGCCTTCTCTCGGTTTGCAGAAGAATTAAACGGAGGCTACCCTGACCCCAATACTTCGCAGGAAATTGACCGACTTTTCAAGTTAGTAAAGGGCATGAAAGAGTTGGAAGAAAACCGCGAGTTCATTAGAATTACAGCCGAACGACAGTCTTCAGGAGGGGTGCTTTCAGCCATTTTCGGAGACCGAGCACAAGCCCTAAAAGACCTCCCAAATGGAGGTTTGAACGAAGCAGAAACCACGAAAATCATTCAACAAAGCCTAGAATAGTTATCTGATAACAGCAGGTGGAGAGACGTGGAACAAGGTGGGGGAAAATGGAGGCTTATTGTCAGGTGCATTAACATGATTTATCCAGCAAACTTCAACCTCTAATCTTCCTAAACCCTCCTTCCCGAAAGGTCTTTCAATGTCATTTTTGTCTTTTAATCTTAACGAGGATTTCGTCTCAGGCTTCCGCTCAAAGAAGCCTCCTTTTGGCTACACCGATGCTGCTGGTAATTCTGTCGGGGAGATAACCTTCTTAAGAACTTACAGCCGTCTCAAAGAGGACGGAACTAAGGAGACTTGGGTTGACGTTTGTGAGCGTGTAATCAATGGAATGTATTCCCTACAGAAAGACCACGCTAAATCTCAGCGTCTACCTTGGAATGACTCTAAGGCTCAGTCTTCGGCAAAAGAAGCATTTGAACGTCTTTTTGAATTAAAATGGACTCCACCTGGTCGAGGACTTTGGGTAATGGGAACTTCTTTAGTAAACAAGTACCGTAACTCAGCAGCACTGCAAAACTGTGCTTTTGTCTCTACCGTTGAAATGACTAAGAACAACCCTGCTAAGCCTTTCTCCTTTCTCATGGAGGCTTCAATGCTGGGCGTGGGTGTGGGCTTTGACGATAAGGGAGCGGATAAAGACTTTACTATCTATGAGCCTTCTAAAGCAGAGGCTAACTTTCAAACCTACGTAATCCCTGATACTCGTGAAGGCTGGGTCGAGTCTGTAACTCTTCTTTTGAACTCCTACTTAAAGGCTGACCAACCACGTTGGATTTTTGACTACTCTCTGATTCGCCCTGCAGGTACACCTATCAAAATCTTTGGTGGCACTGCTGCTGGACATGAACCACTCCTAAGACTCCATGATTACTTCTTTAAGATGTTTGAAAATCGGGCTGGTGAAAAGGTCACTCGTAAAGACATAGCAGACATTGGAAACCTTATTGGAGTCTGTGTTGTTTCAGGCAACGTCCGTCGTTCCGCAGAACTTCTTATTGGACGTATTGATGATGAAGATTTCCTAAACCTAAAGAACGCAGAGGTTTACCCTGAGCGTAACTCTTATGACCCTAAGAATCCTGGTTGGGCTTGGATGTCGAATAACTCTGTGGAAGCAACTGTTGGCTCTGATTATTCTAAAATTGTTGACGGCATTATTCTTAATGGCGAACCAGGAATTGTTTGGTTAGACGTTTCAAGAAAATACGGAAGATTGGCTGACCCTATCAATAACAAAGACCACCGTATTGCTGGCTACAACCCTTGTGCAGAGCAAAGCCTAGAATCCTTTGAGTGTTGCACCTTGGTGGAGACGTATCTCAACCGCCACAAAAATAAAGAAGACTTCTTAAGAACTCTAAAGTTTGCTTACCTCTACGCAAAGACCGTAACTCTTCTTCCTACACATTGGGAAGAGACCAACGCAATCATGCAACGCAATCGTCGCATTGGAACTTCAGTCTCAGGCATGGCGAACTTTGCTGACAATAAAGGCTTTCCTGTTCTTCGTGAGTGGCTTGATGAAGGCTACAAACTTGTGAAGAGTTATGACAGCACCTATTCAGAATGGCTTGGTGTTCGTGAGTCAATTAAAATGACAACGGTAAAGCCTTCAGGAACAGTTTCAATCCTTGCTGGAGAATCTCCAGGAGTTCACTGGGCTTCAGGTGGTAAGTTCTTTAACAGAGCAATTCGTTTTGCTAACGGTGACCCAATGCTTTCTCTTTTCAAAATGGCAAACTATCGAGTTGAACCTGCTTCTGAATCTCCTGAAACAACCTCTGTTGTTTTCTTCCCTATCAAGACAGAGGCTAAGCGTGCTGAAAAAGAAGTTTCAATCTATGAAAAAATGGACTTGGCAGCAACGGCTCAGTTCTACTGGAGTGATAACTCTGTATCAGTTACCGTAACTTTCGACCCTGAAAAAGAAAGTAAAGAGATTGGAACGGCTTTAAGAATGTTTGAGGGAAGAATGAAAACTGTTTCGTTCTTACCAATGGGTAATGCGGTGTATCCACAAATGCCTTACACGCAGATTACTGAAGAAGAGTATGAAGAAGCAACTATGAACTTGTTTCAATTAGATTTAACAGGAATCTATGATGGAGTTGCTTTTGACGCTATTGGTGAGGCTTACTGCACTACAGATGCTTGTGAAGTTAAGTATCTAAAAGAAGGTTAAATACAAAGCAAAAACCCCCCGATAGCATTTGCCATCAGGGGGTTTTTGTTTGTCACTACTTAGGAAACTTCTTTAGCCATTCTTGTGCACGAGGGGTCATACCCTTCCATGCAGACCAATCAGTTCCGCCCTTGCTCATGTAATAAGCAATTTGGGCATTTGTCACAGGGTCTAACAACATCGCATTAGATACCATGCCGAACTTCTCCCTGCGTGAGTCTCCTACTTTTTCAATCATGTTTATCTGAAAGATTCCGTAAGAGTTATCTCCTGTCTTCTCGTTGCCGTTGTAGGCATGAGAACGACAGTTGCTTTCACGCATGACGATAGCCCATGCATGTTCTAAGGCTTTGCCTTTGAACCCAACTTCTTTTAAAAGCCCTTTACATTCCAAGTGAGAGAGTTTTACCTTGTTACGGTATTTCTCTAACCTTTCTGAAGAGGCTTCTATTTTTAGTTCTTTTTCGACTGAGGATTGGAGTAAAGGAACTGGCTGTGCCTCTACTGCTTCTGTGGGAATTGTTCCTAGGGCTTTTGCTAAAACAAAGCCACTACAAAACAATGCACCTGCTAGTGTCATAATTGCTATTGCAATTACTTTCTTTCCACGTTGTGTTAGTCGCATAGTTTCTCACCTTTCTCCCAACAGATACTCGTCCGCAAGTTCCCCTGCTTTCGACTGCTGGTGACGGATACGGTGTAAATACCGCTCCGTAGTTGTGATTGACTGATGACCCAAACGTTCCTTAACCTCATGCACGTCAACACCCTTCTTTAACAGTTGAGTGGCGTTTGCATGTCTTAAGTCGTGCGTTTTTGGATACCAACCAATACCTGACTTTTCTATGGCTTCGTTCCAAATGGTTCTCCACTTGGTTCGACTGAGGTGACCTGAGCCGATACTTTGGCTAAGGCTGTCTCTGCCTTTTGATTTGTCCTTCCTGTATTGTTTGCGATAATCCTTTATCGCTTGTTTGCACAGGTCACATCTGCACTTTCCCACGTTGTAAGCGTAAGGAGTTGCATGATTGAAAACCCTACCTGTTACGGTAAAAGTTTCGTTAGTTCTTATGGAAGAACTACCTGCATGAATTAGTTTACCAACTTCGATGGTGTTATTGCCAAACAAGAGGTCATTATTAGATAACTTTTTATCTGCTATAAAGGCTTTTAACGTCTTTAAGAGTGTTGTGCTAATAACTACTGTTCTTTTATGATTGTTTTTTGTTGTGGGCACTATTAAAAAACGTGAACCATTATTTGCTTTTTTACCTATGTCACATACAGTTCGACGAATGTAGACTTCTTTAGACTTAAAGTTCAAGTCTTTCACCCGTAACTCTGTTGCTTCTCCAAAACGACAACCTGTTGCAATTAAGAACTGAGCGAACAACTGTGCTCCGTCAGTAGGTAACTTGGCAACTATTTGTTTGAAGTCGTCAGGCTCTAACGTAATGAATGGGTCAGTCTGAGGCACTTTCACCCTCACTCCATGCGTAGGGTTTGCAACCATTCGTTCATCTTGAACAAGCGGACGGAATGCAGACCCCAAAGCAATCTTTACATGGAGGACGGTGGAAAGGCTTACTCCTTCTTGAATAAGTTTTTCAAAAAGGCTACGCACATCTCGCTTGGTTATAGACAAGACCTGTCTATCCCCTAAAGAAGGAATGACATACTTCTTTAACGAAGTCTTGTAGGTTTTCTTAGTTATCAAGCGAACATCTGTTCTAATTAACCATTCCTCTAAGTATGCTTCTAAGGTTTGGTTTGATTCTGACTCGTTAACTGACAGCCCACCTTCCGCAAGAATTGCAGAGGACAAGGCTTTGGCTTTTGAGTCAAACGTGCCTGCGGACACTACGCGATTATTTTTGTTGCGGAAGTAACCTGTGTGCCGTTTGTTTCGGGTAATTACATAAGCCATACACTTGCTCCTCTCTCGTTTAGGAAGTGTTAGTTAGTTGGCTTTGGAGACAACTTTCTTCTGCTTTGCACCCAAGCCTCTGCGGTTTCTGCTTTCCACACAGGAGTCCTCCCGAAGTAGTTGTCGGGTTTGGGAAGGGTGTTTAAGTTTCGATAGAGATAATTCTTTAACGTGCTTTGACTTATCCCTGCTTTTTCTGCTAAATCTTTTTGAGTTAGCCACTCTTGCATTTTTTGCTCCTTTCGTAAGCATGGCTACATCTTACCCAACTCGGTGTGTGCTTGTATAACCACAGCATGATTCTTCATAATCTCTGTAAGTTCTTTTGAAGCCTCCAGCATCATGTCTAAGAATCTTCCTGCGGTTACATAGTTAGTGGGTTGATACCCTGCGTCAACCATGTCAGCATAAACTTCAATAGCCAACTTTAAAGAAGCACCGCACAGGCTTAGTTGCCCAGCAAACTTTACATCTTCTTTAACACTATTCACTTACTTATTCCTTGCTTTGAAGGTTTCAAAATAATCTTCCTTGCCTTGAAGGATTCGAATAGTTTTTATAAGTTCTTTATTAACTCTAAGCAAGTTACGGTGAGCATTAACAGAGACAATCATAACTACGCAGGAACTTACAAGCGCAATCATAATTGCCAGTAAATCAGTTGTTTGTAGATACATTTGGCACTCCTTCTTTTATTTGAGTTTCCAACTCTTTGATTAAGAGTTGCTTCTTTACCATGTTTGCTTTTAGTTCTTCAACGTATTGAGTTAAGACAGGAGGGTATACGGTTATCTCTCTACGAGAGTGCACTCTTACTACCTTCCAGTCTCCCATGTCATAACCTCCACATAGTTTGTCCGCTTCTTCAGGGTCAAGCCAAAAGAAGATTTCATCATCAAGTGGGTGCTCTTCTTCTCTACCTTCCCACTCTGCTTCCTTTATTCCGAACGTAACCTTCTCTGTGTTGAGGGTCATTTGCTTTGTTATTGGGTCTGCTTTCCAACGAATGCTTGCTTTGATGATAGATAGTGTTGTCATAGCGTTGTCCTTTCTTCTTTAAGGGTTGGTTGATGGTGTGCTAACCACCAAGTTTTTGCGTATTCCAAAGTAGTGTCATTGAATTGGTAACACCATTTTTGTTTGTGGGTGTGATGAGCATTTAAATCTTGATTACCTGAATAGATAATTACCTTGCCACCATACTGATTAATGTCCATGAGTATGTTTTCCGCAGGTATTTCCCAGTCAAGTAGTTTGCCTACCCACTCTCTTACCCTGTCTTGTCTACAAGTTAAGCAAGAGCACTTAGGTTCTGTTTGGTGCGTTGCGACTTTAACTGTCATAAGTTCTTTTGCTGAACCTAGTTTCATACGATAACCCCATAAATAGGGATTTCAGGAAGTGGTGGTATAACTTCTTCTAGGTCTGTTAAAGAATAACTAGCAGACTTAACCTTTGTGGAATAGTTAGGAAGTTGTTCCAGTTCTTGTTCTCCCATTTCAACTTGTCTCACCCAGTTCTCTGCTTCTTCTTTAGAGTTAGCGTCAAACGTTATGATTCCATGATTTTCTTCGGCGTATCGAACTACGTATCTTGTCATGTTGCCTCCTATGCTTTCTTGTAGGTATAACTTACGGTGTAGGTTTCTGTGTCTCTGTCATAGACACGAATTGAAGGGCATTTCTCGCCCCTAACTTTGTTAATGCACTTAAATACCGCAGGAGTATCTGTGCATTCCCAATGGTGTTCATGGCACTTCTTGCAATTACTTTCATCGCAATCACGATAGGTAATTTCAAGACAGGCTTCACAATAGGTTGCAAAGCATTCGCCACTCCCATGATTAAGTAAGTTCCAGTAAGAACAATCTCTCCATGATTCTTCAGCGTTACAACACTTACTAAGAGTCGGAACTCCTGTGCTTAACTCTCCTGTTTTCATGAAGACACCTTGATACAGAATGTCTCTTCATCTTTCCATGGAAGTGGTGTGATGAAGTAACCGATACGGTTTACGTAAGCACGTCCATTAACTATGTAAGTGCCTCCGTTGTCTCCGTCAACAAGAGTCCACACGTTGTGATAATCGCAAGCGTAAACAAAGGCTTGCTCTTCTCCGTATGTCTCAAAGAGAATCCCTACGCCATTCTCATCTTGCCATGAAGCGTTTTCATCAAGCGTGTTCCCTATCGGCTTGTATGTTTCTTGCCACTTCTCGTTAGTAATGCGACGAGTTTTAGTTACCTGTGCTAGTTGTGTTGTCATGTGTTGCCTCCTTTTTTTGTGTTGAGTGTTTGATACGGTTTGTTGCACGTGAGTGCCCAGCAGTCTTTCTGTATCCGTAACGAATCAAACGTAGATTAATTGCGCCAACAGTTAACCCAAGTTCTTTTGCGAGTGTGTATGTGCTTACTCCTAAGAGAGTCTGCTCATGTATTAAGCGTGTGAACTCTTCTGCTTCTGTTCTGTTCTTAGAACCTTTACCTCTAAGAAGAGTGGCAGTTGCATGAAGTTCTTTAAGAACTTTTAGTGCTTCAGGGTCAATAGGCGTTTTTCTATAAACAACCTTCTTGATACGAGCACGCTTTGGAACTGGGTGACTAGCAACTGAGAGCATGAGTTGGAACGGTGTTTGGTCGAGTTTATCTACGATTAACCTAATCATCTCTCGTGTCACACCAACAGCCTGCCCGATACTTTCAAGAGACCAGCCTTCTTCTTTTCTAAGTCTCCATACGTATTGGTTTCTTTCTTCTTTTGTCTTAAAAGAAGCAAAGATTAAATAAACTTCAGGAGTTAGCAACTGGTTCTTTACAGGTTGACCCTCTGTTATCTCTTTAATCTTCTTTACGTAATTGGGATTTATGCTTGGGTATTTCATAGTGACACCAACCCTTCTACTTGTTCAGCCGTTAAAGAAGTTATCATTCCGTTTGAATCCGTAGCAGAGTTAGTAACTACTACGTTACCTAACAGAACTGTTTCATCATCTTTGCCAAACTCGTTAAGCCATAATTTTGTGGCGGTGAAGTTTGGAACTAACCCTAGGTTCTTAAAGCGTGCTTCTTCGTTAAACCATAGTGTTATGTTTTGAGAAGGTAGGCTCTTGCACTCAACGTATCCTTTGCATGTTGA